GGTGCAACTTATGGAGGTTTTGATTACAGCGAGGACAACATGAAGCTAAAAGACATGGCTCCCTTTTCTCTTAACAAACCTGTGTACGGATTGATCTTAATAAATGCAGGTGACAACATAAGATACGATGAGAGGTTTAGAGTGAATGAAGACGTAGAAATGTGGGTGCAAAAAATGAATGCAAACAGAAAGATTATGAAAGACAATCAGTATGCAGCTATTTTTCATGGAGACGATGGAGGGGCAGACAGTGTGATCGGGTATAACAGATACCACCAAAGGACTTATGCTACGATGCTAAACACTAAATGGGGCAAAAAAATTATGGAGTGGAAAGGCAGAAGCTTTAGGTTTACAAAATTAATTAAAGGAGCATGAAAATATACGCACCAAGCTATAAGAGAGCAGAGGGAGTTAAGACTCACAAAATACTTCCTGGAGTTATTTATTGCGTACATGAATTTGAAGCTCACGAATATATTGAAAAGGGTTACAATGTGGAGGTAATGCCTGATGCGGTAGGAGGTAACATAGCAAGGGTGCGGAATTACATCAAAGACAATTACATAGGAGACAAAGGCCTAATGATTGACGATGACATTGAAGCAATAAAGATATTTAAGTGGCATAACGATATACCGAAAGCATATTCAGTTGAGGATGCAGAGGAGTTTATCGAACAAGGCTTTGCTATGTGTGAGCAATTTGGATGTCACCTCTGGGGCATAAACATTATAGGAGACAAAGGGAGCTATAGAGAGTACACACCCTTTAGTTTAACAAATACAATATCGGGCTCTTTTATGGGCTTCATAAATAATGAGCTGAGATTTGATGAGCGCATACCCCTGAAGGAAGACTACGATTATTCGATACAAAATGCTAACCATTACAGAAAACTATTAAGGATCAATTATGCTCACATGGTAAAGAAAGATCATGGCAACAAGGGAGGGTGTGCAGACTATAGAACTATAAAGCGTGAAAAGGAACAGATGGCTATACTGCAAAACAAGTGGGGCAGACAAATAGTCAAGCAAGACAAAGGGAATAAAGGGAAAAAGAAAACAACCTACGACATTAACCCCGTCATATACATACCAATTAAAGGCATATGAAAGCGAACAAAACCGAACACAGTAAAAAGGCTTTGCTAGAAGCATTAGAGAAGTCGCTAGGAATAGTAACCACAGGGTGCAAAATAGTGGGCATAGGAAGGACAACTTACTATGAGTGGTATAACTGTGACAAAGATTTTAGAAGTGCTGTAGATGAGCTTAAAAACGTGGCACTAGACTTTGCAGAGTCACAGTTACATAAACAAATCTCAGACAACTCTACGGCAGCAACGATCTTCTATCTTAAAACAAAAGGAAAAAACAGAGGATACGTTGAGAGGCAAGAAATTGAAGTAACAGAACGCAAGCCATTGAGTTGGCTAGACGAAGAGGATTGAAACTAGCAACAACATATTATAGTGCTAAAAACTCATCTGCTAAAATTCAAGTGCATCAGGGAGGGAGCAGAAGCGGAAAGACATACTCTATACTGCTCATGCTTATTGAGTTATGTCACAAGAATAAAAACAGAGGAGCTATAATTACTATATGCAGAAAGACGTACCCTGCTTTACGTGGATCAGTCATGCGAGACTTTTTCGAGATCCTGGAGAATGAAGGCATTTACAATCCTGAGGATCATAACAAGAGTGAGTCTATCTACAAACTATTTGGCAACCTTATTGAGTTTATCAGTATCGACCAACCACAAAAAGTAAGAGGCCGTAAGCGTGACGTGCTATTTATTAACGAGGCGAATGAATGCAACATTGAGGATTGGAGGCAGTTAATCCTGAGGACAACAGGTCGCATAATTATTGACTACAACCCCTCTGACGAATTTCATTGGATCTACGATGACGTTATCACGAGGGATGACGCAGACTTTTTCCAAACCACGTACAAAGACAACCCTTTCCTGGAACAAAGCATAATAGACACTATTGAACGCTTTAAGGAAACAGACGAAGATTTTTGGAGGGTGTACGGATTGGGCGAGAGGGGAACATCACGCACAACTATATTCAACCATTGGAAGCAAGTCAAGGTTGTACCCGAAGGGTTTAAGCTACAGAATTTTGGAATGGATTTTGGCTACACAAATGATCCGACAAGCATAGTAGCGGTTTATACGGATGGGGTAGATTTTTGCCTAGACGAGATTTGCTATGCAACAGGATTGACTAATTCAGCCATAGGCCAAACATTAAGGGATGCAGGAGTACAAAGAGCTGATGTGATTATTGCCGACTGTGCAGAGCCAAAGTCAATAGATGAAATACATGGGCATGGCTTTAACATCCACCCTTGCAGGAAAGGGGCTGATAGTGTGAGGGCAGGCATAGACTATATGAGGAGCAAAAAGTTGTATATTACAGAAAGTTCTATAAACGGCATAAAGGAGTTTAGGAACTACAAATACAAAGAGGACAAAAACGGAAAGATCCTAAATGCACCCGTTGATGCTTTCAACCATTTTATAGACGCCTCCAGGTATGCTATTACATTTAATCAGACCAACCCTAACTACCAAACCTACGCACTTGGTTAAAGTTAACATTTTTACAATAGTGCGTTTATATTATAGACATGCAATTCAAAGTACCAAAAACATATAGCGACCTTACGCTTGGGCAACTAATGATGTTGAACACAGAAATAGATGCAACAAAAAGAGTGGCTTATTGCACCGATACAAGCAAGGAAGATTTGAGGAAGATGCCTGCTAAAGAGATAGCAAAAGCAGATGAGCATTTAATGAAAATTAAGGACGAAGAAATTGGCAGACACTTTAAGACAATCACGCTAGATGGAAAAGAGTACGGCTTTATACCTGATTGGAACGAGTTTAGCTTAGGTGAGTGGATTGACATAGAGGAGTACTGCAAAGATTTTTGGGGCAATGCTCACAAGATCCTAGCAGTATTATATCGTGAGGTACATAGGTCACAAGGAGAAGCTTACACAATAAAACCTTATACGGCAAAAGAGGAAACAGAGGTATTTAAGCAATTACCTGCAAGAGTTTTCGGTGGCTCTATGGTTTTTTTTTTCACTTCAAGAAGGAGACTGCTGAACACTTTGCAACAATCTTTAGTGGAGGTGGCGAGGGTGACGATAAATTCGCTGAACGATGGGGGTGGTACCCCCTCCTCTATACCCTTGCAAATGAGGAGCTACTCAAAATTGACACGGTTACGGAGTTGGGTGCAAAGGTTGTTTTCTCGCACCTTGCGTTTCTCAAAGACTTAGCATTTAAGCAAAACAAAGACAAAGCATGATTACGTACAATAACATAATAAATAGGTTTGAGCTATTTGCAAAGGAGAATCAGCTCATCCGCACGTTTTCACATGGCTCACCTTCTGGGGTTGATCTTGACAAGTTTGAGCTATACCCAATTATGCATGTCGTTTATACAGGGGCGAACTACGAGAATACATCTAAGGAGTACAGCTTTGAAATTTACATTTTAGATCTTCCTGCTGACAAGGCAGATAAGATAGCTAACCAACAACAAATGGTTAGTAATGCCGAGCAAGTAGCTGAGGACATATTAGCAGATATGAGGAATGGCGATAAGATTTTTGACTTCGATCACCTCTACTCAGTCAGCACAGCCTTTACCACTCCCCTGGAGGAAACAACATCTAACTCGCTTTCGGGAATACTTTTAACTTTAAGCATCGAGGTAGGTTACACCTATGACTCATGCAATGCTCCTTTGGTTAAGTAACCACACTCAAAATTATAGTAACTAAAAACAAATAACATGATTGACTTTTTAACAACTAATTGGATTGAGCTACTGCTCGCCCTTATTACTTTTCTAGGTAGTTATACCGCGTTAACAGAAACGACAAAAGACGACTCTGTACTAGACATCGTAACACGCATTTTTAATGCTATAATACTTGGGCGTAATCGGTAGTGGCAAAGCAAAGTAAATACGAGAAAGCATTACTTAAGTACGCTCAGGATCTCAACCAAGCGGCTATGCGTGTTTTGGGGCGCAGAACGATAGGCAAAAACAAAACCTATGGTGAGGCCTCAGGGGCGTTAAGAAAGTCGCTTAAATTTGAGCTAAAGGGCGGCAAGATTATGTTTGGATCACCTTTGCCTTATTCACAGTTCATCTATTGGGGCGTGAACGGAACTGAAAAGAGAAGAGGCTCACCGTTTTCTTACGGCTCAAAGCAACCCCCTATGGATGCGATCAAAAAGTGGATGAGGGTAAAACCTTTGCGGCTAAGGGATGCTAAAGGATCTTTCGTTTCACAACAAACTAAGGTTAACAAAAAAACAGGTAAGAAAACTGACCCTATGGATGGCCCTGCATTTCTTATTGCACGAAGCATAAAAAAGAAAGGTATCGCAGGACTAAAGTATTACGAGAAAGCGTTTGATGAAACCTACAAGAAGGCGCAGAAAAAACTAAGCGAGGCTTTAGCTGAGGATCTATTTGACGAGCTTGATGGAGACCTTGACGACAAATAACGAAGAGAAAAATGGCAGCAAAAATAGAAAGTAAACCAACAAAGATACGCCCGGCAAATCAGCCCCTTATCTTCAGCCTTTCATACACATTGACAGTACCTGATCGCTATGTTGTCCAGGTTTTTGAGGACTCAGTTGAGTTGGCTAAATTGTATCTTACGCCTAATACGAATGGCTATGTACACTTTAACCTAGCAGACATAGTTCGGGATCGTGTAAGTGTAGATGACAAAATACGTGATGAGAGCGAAACTCTTTTAAGTTATGAGGATCTACCTTTTACTACAGGAAGGGATGGGCTTAAAAAGTACGAAGTAAAAGTGGGTACGTTTACAGGAACTTTAGAAACGCTAAACGATGACAGCGCTACCGTTTACCTCCTGGATGGAGCAGAGCAGTTGAGTGCAGGATTGCACCCAAGCTTTGCAGACTACTACCCTACATCAGCTACCAAGACTGTATGGCTTACAGACAGAGTTGGTGTTGATGACGTTATTACAATAGAGGCTAGGGAGGAAGACGAGGGCTGTGTTGCTTTCTTAAATGACATCAATATAATAGGAGGGCTTGCAGCACAAATAAAATATGAATTGAAAAATGCAGCAGGTACAGTTTTAGCTACAGAGTATAATACTATAAATGCAGTCAATGGAGCGCAGCTACCTACGGCTGCTGACATCAACCAAAAGCTAACGTATCTTATGGCTTACCCAAAAAACCTAGAGCAGTGGATCCCGTTAGGATCTAAACCTTCGGCACACCCTACGTGGAGCTATTATGAAATACAGTTGCTATCGGGCTCGAGCTTTAAGGTTAGTAATATACTTAGAGTCAATAAGTTATGCACACAAATCAAGCACAACAATACGCAGTTAGCTTGGACTAATTCAGTTGGTGGGTGGGATAGCCTAACTTTTACAGGAAGAACAGAGACAAGTGAAATGGTAACAGCTAAAGAATACCAAAGACAAATAGGTAATTGGAACGCGAGCACCTTTACGTATCTTCCTCAGGTAAGGGAAAAGCAAGCCTACCAAGTTCAAGCAAAGCTGAGTTACAAATTAGTCCATGTAGCTTTTTCTTTTGCGGAACTAAGTTTACTGCAGTATGCTTTTCGATCAGACAACCCTATGATAAGAATAGGAGATACAGGAGCATGGCAACCTGTAGTTATGAGTACAAAGAGCTATACTGTTAAAGAAGCTTTTAGCGGAATGCACAGCGTAAGCCTTTCAGTCGAACTAGCTCAGGTAATAAAATGCTAAGACTAACTCTATGGAATTTTGCGGAAACAACTCAACACACCATCGAGTTGTATCAGAACGCACCCGTAAATTTGAACTACCAATTTACAGATGTCACGCAAATCAACAAAACTAAAGGATCTTACACCCAGACTTTCAGAGTGCCTGCAACTAAGATTAACACGGACTTCTTTGGGGCTTTAAGTGATCCTGCGGTACAAACAAGTTCGTCTTTAATTATTGACAATTATAGTGTTAAAAAGAGAATACGTGCGGAAATAAATTACAACTCTGTGCCTTTAATGAGAGGGTACGTACAAGTAAAAGCGGTTTACAGACAAAAGAAAGACTTTGCAGACATCGAGCTTGTTTTCTTTGGTGAGACTGTAGACATGACAACGAAAGTTGGTGACAAAATGCTCACTGATCTAACAACCTCTACAATAGATCATGGACTAAACAATGCAAATGTTACAGGATCATGGGCAGGCGTTAGTGCTTTTCCTTTTGATGGAACTATCCGCTACGGGGTTATGGACAAGGGTAGAAATTGGAAAAATGAGGAGGGCACAGACAGTACAGGCTCATCACCTGAGTGGACTATTTTAGATGGGTTATGGCATGGAGACTTAACTCCTTACATCCGAACACAATGGATCTTTAAGCAGATTTTACTTGAGGCAGGGTACACCTATACCTCAGCTTTTATTGATGGCACAGCCTTTCAAGATAACTATATGCCTGCATACAATGGGCATATTGCACCAGTGTCTAGCACAGCAGATCCTGAGGGTGAAGTAGCGGCAGTTGGATTGGCTGCAGACATTACCATAACAAGCATCCAGGTTTTGCCTTTATTAGACACAACCTCAGGGGCTTATGACTTCGGGGGTAATTTTGATAACGGCTTGCATGCATACGTAGCTCCGTTTATTTGTGAGCCAACCTTTACACTAAGCACCTCAGCAACACCCTATACTTCTGCTGCTACAGGGAACATCTTAGAGTATGTAATTTTTAAGGTTTGGAAGTTTCCTGCAGGCTCAGGGGTTGGAGTGCAACAAGATGTCGGGCCTTTTTATGGATCGGGGCAAAACTCTTTTACCCTAGTTTTATTTACAGGTGATAGGGTTTACATTACAGCACAGCTTTCACCTAGTGCGCCTGGAGGAACTTGGGAGATTTTTGCAGGTGATGTAAACGGAAGCGAAACATGGTTGAGGGTAGACGATGTAACTTTTCCACTTACGGGAGGTACACTAAGCATGGCTCAAAATATGCCTACAATTAAGCAGGTGGATTGGATCAGAGGCTTGCAAACTATGTACAACCTAGTAATAGTTCCAGACAAAAATAAGCCTAACCACTTAGTCATTGAGCCTTTTGAGGATTACATGGCTACAGGAACAAGCAAGGATTGGACTAACAAAGTAGACTATACAAAAGATGTAGCGATTAAACCAACAACGGATATTCAGAAAAAAGAATATGCATGGAGTAATGACAAAGGGCAAGACTTTATTAGCATTTTGGTGCAGGAGCAACTTGCAAGAGTTTATGGAAGGCACAAGGTCACAGACCCAGGAAACGATTTTGCAGTTGGTGAGGAGACTTTACGCACTCCTTTTTCGCCTTACCTCATGAGTCACATACCAAGCACAAATTTTGTCATAAATAGGTGCATAACCAATGATGGGGCAGGGGTGCAAGAGCCAAACCCTAGGTTTGCGATGTGGTGCGGTCAAACAGGTACAATGGGGCAGTTTTATTTAAGAGACGATGCAGGAGTTGTAACAACCAACTCTGCTTATTACAGCTTGTTTCCTGTTTTTTCAAACTACTCAGCTATCACTCCTGGAATTAGTGATGACGACTTAAATTTCGGAACTGAGCCTGCCTTTTTCTTTACAGATGGGCATGCCTTAAATACACTTTACTACAAGTATTGGGCAGACTATGTTAATCAGCTATATTACAAAGACTCTAGGATCTTAAACTTATACATGACGCTTAATGATGCAGACATACAAGACTTTGAGTTTAGCGACAGAGTATACATAGAGGATACGTACTACCGAATAGACAAAATCTCTAATTATGATGCAACCTCAGGTGGTAGTACAAAAGTTCAACTAATAAAAATTATACAAAATGTAGCTGATTGTGCCAACATACCATCTTTCATAAATAGCTCAGGGATTGTACGCTTTGCAGGTGGAGGCATTAATTACGGAGACCAAAAATGCTGTGAACAATATGGCTATGTATGGAGGAAGAAGCTTGGCAGATGCTACACCGTACCTTCTCAAAACGCCCCTCAGGTGATCTAACATGAAAGACAAAGCAAGAACTATAATAGAGAGCATACAGCTCCTACAGAATGAGGGTAAAAAACCCTTAAAGCTACCCTTGTGGCACTACATCGTAGACTATAGCCTAACTGCTATCTTCCTTTCTGCGTATCTATATACTATTTACCTTATTATTTATTGGCTATGGGCATGAAGCAATGGATGACCTTTGGCATCAGAACTGAAGGAGCGAAAAAAGCCGAGAAGGACATAGAGGGAGTTGGAAAAGCTGCAAAAGAAGCATCGACAGAAACCGAAGCTCTTAATGCAAACTTTGAACAAGGAACAGATGCTTTAGATAAGATGACAGGCGGTGCTGTGTCTGCATTTAAGGGAGTAGTGGGAGGAGTCAAAAATGCGGTGAAAGGCATGATGACCTTAAAAGGTGCGATTATCTCTACAGGAATTGGTGCGCTAGTCGTGGCAGTTGCTACAGTAGCCGTGTACCTCACAAAGACTAAAAGAGGAGCAGAACAATTAGAGAAAGCGACAGCAGTCCTGGGTGCAACAATGAACGTGCTATTTGAAGCATTGATACCTGTTGGCGAGTTGATCGTTAAAATGTTTACAGATCCTCAAACAGCTATTGCGGAGCTAGAGGAGACTCTTGGCCCTTTAGGCAAGTTTCTAAACACTCTATTTACAGACCCTATGCAGGGAGTGATAGACTTTGGTAACATGATCAAAGATTACGTACTAGGGGCTTTCCAAAAAATTATTGAAGGAGCAGGGCTTATAGGAGGTGCTTTGGTTAAGCTTTTTAAGGGTGACTTTTCGGGTGCATGGGAAGATGCAAAAGCAGGGGTAGTTTCACTAACTGACGGAGTTACTGACCTGATACCTATTACTGCCCAAATGAAGATGGTGTACAAAGCAGTTACTTTTGTAATTGAGGAGTACGGTGACGAGATAATGACGGCTGCTGAGAAAACAATAGCCCTTACTGCAGCATCACAAAGGTTAGCGGATGCTAAAAGAAACTTAGCAGTCAAGGTAGCAAGGGCAGCAGAAAAACTCCAGGAATTAAACCGAATAGCGGCAGACTCAACGAGGACATTTAAGGATAGAATAGCGGCAGCAGAAGAGGCAGGAGAAATTGAGCAAGGGTTAGCTGATGATCGGGTTGCACAAGCACAAGCAGCTTTGGGTATACAGATGGCTCAAAACAGCATGGTATCTGAAACGTCAGAAAGCCTGCAAGCATTAGCTGACTTACAAATAGAATTGGCAAATGCAGAAACTGCGGCAGCAGGGGTTACTATAGCTAACCAAACAAAAATTAATGGGCTGTATACTGAGCAAGAGGAAAAGATTGCAGCTAATGTATTATTAGAACAAGAGAGGTTAAATGGCATGATTGAGAGGCAGGATCAGATTGATGCTGTAATTGAAAATGCTAAGACTCTTGAGATTTTAGCTATCCAGGACAAGTACAGACAGATGAGGTTGCTTGCTAAATTAAATGGGCAAATTTTAGTTGGAGACAAAGAAGCAGAAGGAATTGAGCTTGCAAATATCGATGCTAAATTTAAGCAGCAAGAGTTAGACAGAGCTAGAGCAGTATGGAAAGCAAAGACAAGAATGGTTACCGATGCTCTTGGGGCGGTAGCTGCACTCAGTTCAGCTTTTGCAAAAGACGATGAGGAGAGCCAAAGAAAAGCTTTCGAGAGGAACAAGGCACTTGGACTAGTTAGTGCTATAATCAACACAGCTTCTGCGGTGATAGGTGCGATTGCTCCTGCAGCAGGTGGTTTAGGAATACCTGCAGGAATACCAGGTGCATTAATGGCTGCAGCTTCGGGAGCAGCGCAAATAGCTACGATACAAAAGACTTCGTTTAACTCGACTGCGGTGGAGGATGACCAAGCTCTTGTCGAGGGAGACACGGGCAGTTTTGAAAGTCAAGCAGCCGCAGCAACTTCGGTAGACCTTAGCTTTTTAGGTCAAGGATCAGGAAGCACATTGCAGGCATACGTAATAAGCGAACAAGTAAATACCCAACTACAAGCGGATCAAATAGTAACCGACCAAACAACATTATAACATGAGACTAATAGAACTAATAATTGACGAGGATGCCGAGCTATATGGCATCGATGCTATAAGCCTCGTAGAGAAACCTGCTATAGAGAACAACTTTCTCAAATTTAAGAAGCAACCTGTAACATTAGCGGAAGTTGATGCAGATAAGCGCATGCTTGTAGGAGCAGCACTTATACCTGACAAGCCTATTTACAGGCAGGATGGCGAGAGCGAGTTTCACGTTTACTTTTCTAAGAACACAGTAAGAAAAGCAATGGAGCTATTTTTCAAATTTGGTAACCAAAGTAACACGACCCTAGAACATGAGCATAAGCTTAATGGGCTAAGTGTTGTTGAGTCCTGGATCGTTATGGATAAAGACAAAGACAAGTCAGCATACTATGGGCTAGATGTACCCGTAGGCACATGGATGGTAGCGGTAAAAGTTGAGAACGAAGCTATTTGGAATGATTACATAAAAACAGATTTGGTAAAGGGCTTTAGTATTGAGGGGTACTTTATTGATCGAATGAAGGCTAACAAAGATGAGCAGTTAATGAAGGCAATAGAAAAACTTTTACAAAAATGTTAACTTTTGGGTGCAAAATGCGTTTATATAATATAACACTTACTCTATGAAATTAACAGACCGCATAAATGAGCTTTTCAACAAGTTCAATGTAAACCTCACAACCGAAGAGGTAAATCTAGAGGCTCAAGGAGTCCTGGAGAACGGCACAGTCATCTATACTGATGCAGCTTCTTTCGTGGAGGGTGCAGATGTTTTCGTATTAAATGAGGAAGGCGAACGCATACCATTACCAGATGGCGATTACACTTTTGAAGATGGCACTACACTAAGAATTGCTAACGGAGGCAAGGTTGCTAGGTCAGCATCTAGCAATGCCGACGAAGGTAGCGAAGGCGAAGGCTCGTCAGCAGCACCTGCAAGCGCAGCTAAGGGAGGTAAGAAAGCTGCGAAGCCTGCAGCACCAGCACCTGCTAAAAAGATACCCCCTGCAAAAAAAGTCAAATCTAAACAACGCAAATTAGCAGAGGATGAGGAAAGCAACGTTAACGTTGATGTGGTGGTAGACGAAGAGGAAAAAGAGGAGCTTATGGACGAGGCTTACATTATTGATCTTATCAACCGAGTCATAAACGAGCGTTTTCCACAAGAGGTAGAAGCGGAGGAAGTAGTCGAAGAGGAGGAAGAGAAAAAGGAAGAGATCGAAATGAGCTTAGTTAAAAAGCTCAGAAAAGAAATTACAGAACTAAAAACTCAAGCAGCATCTAAAGGTGTACAAAGAGTAAAAAAGCAAAAGGCTCCGTTTAAGCCTGTTGACTTAACAAATTTATCTAACAACGAGCGCATAACAGCTCTATTTAACCAATTTAATAAGTAAGCTACATGGCTAACGCAACAATTACATCTACCTATGTCGGGCAATTAGCGACCCCATTTGTAGCCCCTGCTATTTTAAGTGCAGACTCTATCGCTAATGGATATGTTTCTCTACTAGAAAACGTAAGATATAAAGCAGTACTAAAAAAGTTCTCAGGTGGGGCTATAGGGCCACGCACTTGTGGGTTTACAACTATAGCAGGACAGCTTGTGCTTAATGACGTAGTTTTACAGACTGCACAGCTTCAAGTGAATGAGGAGATTTGCAATGACGAGCTAGCTCATGATTGGGCAGCAGCACAGATGCGTGGAGCATCAGCAGCTATGCCAAATGCTTATGCAGGGTTTATCTCTCAGTACGTAGCTAGAATTGTACAAGCTGATGTCGAAAGAAACATTTGGACAGGAGAGTACAACTATGCTAATGGTGCAACTACAGGGGGTGGAGCAGGAACATCTTTTCCTGGTATCATGGCCAAGTACGTAGCAAGTGCAGGAACATATGAAACTTTAAACGTAGGAACATGGACTGCTGCTGCGACTCCCGTTACAGCTACAGATATTCTCTTACGTTTAGAGATATTAACAAACTCTGCTCCAGACTCTATTGCAGGAGATCCTGATGCAATGATCTTTATGTCACGCAAGTCGGCTCAGTTATACTACCAAGCTCTAGCTAACACATACAGCTTACCTTTCTTAAATGATGGCCTAGTTGCTCGTTACAAAGGGTATCAGATTGTAACCCCTGCAGGCTTTCCTAACGACACCGCTATCCTTTCTAAGGTAGACAACTTATACTTCGGTACTAACGTAATGACTGACATGATCGAGGCACGTATGCTAGATCTTACAGCCGTAACAGGTGACGCAGTTACTCGTGTTGCTATGTTATTCGATGCAGGAGCGCAGATTGTTGACCAGGGATCTATGGCGTGCGTTAGACGTTCAGCATAATAACTTAAAAAACAACTTAACATGGCTTGTACAGTAACAGTAACAGGTAGGGCATTACCCTGCAAAGACTCCTTAGGAGGTATTAAGCAGATTTGGGTTGCGGAATGGTTAGATGGTTTATGGGCAGCAGTGACTGCAGGTGAAATTGCAAATGCAACTTCGGCTTCTGCTACTGTTTTCAAAAACTATGACATGCATAAAAACACAGGAAGCTTTACGCAGACTGTCAATGCATCAATAGAAAACGGAACTATCTTCTACACGCAGGTTGTGTCTTGTGTTTTCTCTAATGAGATTGCAGCAGACATTTCTAACTTCCAGGACTTAACAAAGGGGCGAGTAGCTCTCGTAGTACAGGACGTAAACGACAACCTATTTGTAATGGGCAACACTAGAGGAGTAGAGCTAACAGGCGGTACATTAGAGTCAGGAGTAGCAATGGGCGACTTCAACGGACTTAAGTATGAGTTTACAGGGCAAGAGCAAATTGCAGCTCCTTTCTTAGCCTCTGCAGCAGGTGTACCTTCTGGAGATAAAATAACATTTACGGCTTCAACTTAGAGGTAAACAATTAAAGGTTAAAACTAAGGGGTGGGCTCAAGCCTTACCCCTTTTTTTTTTATTACATGATAAGACTATTACCAAATAAAGCAGCTCAAAGCATGTACCTTAGCCCTTTCCAGGCTAGGAAGTATCTACTTACTTTTACTCAGTATTTAATGGAGATTAAAAGCATGGCGACAAGTAAAACATATACAGTGATCTTAGCCGTATCTGCAGACAATTCTAGGTACACTCTTGCGAAAATAGGAACGCACCAAGACCGAGCGATCTCAGGAGACATTAAGATAGAAGATACGGGCTTATATACGTTTACTATTTATGGGCAAAACTCGTCAAGCAATTTAGACCCTAAAAATGGAGCCGTAGTCGGAAAGTGTCAACAAGGAATTGTGCAAATTATTGGTGCTGAAGCTTGGACTACTCCCGACATCACAGTGCCAAACAATGTCGTATATTACGAATAACTATGGATATACTCAACTTATCTCAATATGAGGAAAAGGATTACTCAGAAAAACCTAGCGGAAAAGGCTATATAAATTATGGCGAGGATAACCTCTACCCACAATACCTAGTAGAGCTTTACAGATCTTCTGCTACCCATCATGCTCTTTGCAATAGTATTGCCATGATGATCTTTGGCAGAGGTATTGAGGCACTAGACTTAGAGTCTAAGCTAAAGGTTGTGGAGTGGGATCTTGAAGACGAAATGCGAAAGAGCTGCCTAGACTTAAAAATACAAGGTGGCTTTGCTTTAGAAATTATTTACTCAATAGACAGAAGTACAATAAGCAAAGTAAGACATCTACCATTTGAGAACATTAGAAGCGGAGAGGTTGACGACAGAGAAATTTGCGACTTCTATTATTACTCTAAAGATTGGGCAGACCCCAGGGAAGAGCCCCAGGAGTTTCATGCGTTTGATCCTGAGGAAAAAAACGAAAACCCTGTACAGATACTTTACGTTAAGCCGTTTAGTGTGGGTAGCTTCTACTACCCAAAACCTGACTATTGTGGAGGAATTGACTACATCGAGCTAGAGGGGCAGATAGGTACGTACCACATCAACAATGTAAAGAACGGACTAGCACCATCTTTCAGCATTCACTTTAAGAATGGAACGCCACCACCCGAAGAGAGGACACGCATACGTAATGACATAGAAAACCAACTTGCAGGAGCGACTAATGCAGGTAAGTTTATTATCACATACTCGGATCAACCCGAACGGAAGCCCGACTTTGAGCCGTTTCCTATCTCAGATGCAGACAAGCAGTACCAATTTCTAAGTACAGAAGCTACAGACAAAATCATGGTAGCTCACAGAGTTGTGAGTGCAGCCATGTTTGGAGTAAAGACAGCAGGCCAATTAGGCACTACGCAAGAGTTAGAGGTAGCGTCACAGCTCTTTAAGCGTCAAGTTATAGAACCATATCAAAGAGTCGTTAACAAGGCCTTAAAAAGCCTCTTTCAAGCTGCAGGAGTTGACAGCTCAGTTTTCATTGTAGAAAGCGAGCCTATAAAAGTGGAGGAGGAAGTAAAAAAAGAAATTACAGCAGACTTTTCCGAGCAAAAGTTAGAGCTTGCAGGAAGTTGGCTTATAGATCGTGGCGAAGTAGTCAGCGATGACTATGAGCTGATAGACGAAAGAGACGTAGACTATGAAACAGATGACTTGCATACAGCGGCATGGACTTTTGCAGATGCTAGACCTATCTCAACAGCTACAGGTGACGTTTCCGAGTCAATGGATAACGACATTGTGAAGATCCGATATTTTTATGACGGAAAACTAGCAGGTAACTCCAGGAGTTTTTGCAGACAAATGGTAAGTGCAGGCAAGGTTTATACCAAAGAGGACATTGCGGCTGCAGGACAGTTAAGCGTCAACCCGGGATGGGGGCCAAAAGGGGCTAACAATTACGACTTATTTTTATACAAGGGAGGAGGTAATTGCCATCACAGATGGGTACGCAGAACATATCTGCAAACTACCAATGAGAGGGTTAGCGTAGCGGAAGCAAAAAGAATGATCGACAAACTTCCTTATGAGGAGCGTATCGCTAATTTGATACCTAGCGAAAAAAGAACTAAAGAGGGAGCTATCGCTTCGCAGATGCCGTATACTATGCCGAATGAAGGCTTTTTACCAAGTAACAAAAGACGATAAACAATGGGACTAACAGCAGAAGTTTTATTTGTAAACCCTGACTATCTAAAGAGGATAACAAACCTTAACGGATCAGTTGAGGATAGCTACATTGTACCAAGCGTTATAGTAGTCCAGGATAAATACATACAGCAGTATCTTGGAACAGACTTACTTAATGCCCTTAAAGGCTATGTTACTTCGGGTACCTTTCCTGCTAATTATGAGAATTTGCTTGACAACTATGTACGTAAGTGCACAGCATGGTGGACTATGGTTGATTTGATACCTAGCCTTTATGTGAAGATCGACAATGGCGGTTTAGTGATTAGATCAGCAGAAAACACAACGGCTATTTCGCCTGACGATTTGCATAGAGAGGTAGAGAGAGCAAGAATGAATGCTCAATTTTACACAGAACGTTTAGTTGCGTACCTTATGCAAAATGGCTCTTTATTTTCAGAATACAGCTCTAATACAGCAGATGACATGACACCTATAATTGATACTTATGACCAAAACGGCATGAGCATTTCTGGTGGTAGTGTTACTGCATTAAAAAGATACCTTTACTCTTGAAAAAGCCACATAGAAAAGAAAACATAACACGATTAAAAAAGTGGCTAAAAGATGAACGAAGCAATAATAGTGATCGCAAGCGTATTACCGACCCTGGGTGCGGTTGTGGGGGTGTATGTGAGTGTAACAAGGGATGTCGAAAAAATTAAAGGCAGAGTATACTCGCTAGAGTCCGACAGGGATGAGATTAAGCTTTTAGTTAAGGAGTGCATTGACGGCATACATGAGTTAAAAGTTTTACTAGCAAAAAAAGGGATATGAGCAAAAGGCGATACAAGTGGTTTAAGCTAGACGAATTTGACTCACCCGACAAAGAGGGATCAGGCGACATGATGGACGATGCATTTATGCAGCAGCTAGACTTAGCAAGAGACATATATGGCTCTCCTATGATTATCAACTCAGGGTTTAGAAGTATTGAATACAACCGAATGCTAATTAACAAAGGATATAAGGCTTCTAAAAATAGCAGCCATCTGTTAGGTCATGCTGCAGATATACATTGTGGCAGTTCAAAACAAAGGTTTTTACTTATGGAGGCCATACTCGATGCAGGTTTTACTCGCATAGGTGTAGGCTCTAATTTTATTCACGTTGACAATGATCCTGAGAAGAGCGACTTGCTGATTTGGACTTATTAAAACAAATAAGACCTCGCCTAAGTGGAAACATACTAAAGGCGTATAACTTTCTTACTCAGAGGCAATCCAGGGTTTTGATTGTTGGAGACTTGCATTGCCCTTTTGACCTAGATGGCTACCTTGACTTTTGTAAGGATATGTACGCAAGGCATAATTGCAATAGGGTAGTTTTTATAGGCGACATTATTGACAACCACTACTCTAGCTATCATGAGTCAGACCCTGACGGATATGGAGGGGGCAAAGAATTAGAGAGGGCAATAAAGCGTGTAAAAAAATGGTACACCGCTTTTCCAGTAGCTGATGTGCTAATAGGCAATCATGACCGCATCATTATGAGGAAGGCATTTAGTTCAGCCATACCAAAAGCATGGGTTAAAAGCTACAACGAAGTTTTGGGTACTTCCTGGAATTGGCAAGAACGTATTGAGATTGACGGAGTACAATTCTGTCATGGAGAGGGGGGCACAGCTAGGACTAAAGCAAAGAACGATATGCAAAGCACCGTTCAAGGTCATATACACACTCAATGCTATACCGAGTGGATGGTAGGCAGGAACTTTCGGATCTTTGGCATGCAGGTAGGGTGTGGTGTAAACCATGAGAGTTATGCAGCCGCTTACGCAAGACACTATAAAAAACAAGCAATAGGTTGTGGCGTTGTCATAAATGGAGACGTTGCAATAAATTGCCTAATGAAACTATGAGTATTATTTACACCTCAGTAATTATGGCAATCGCATTAGGGATCTTAATACTAATTTTTACAAAATGAGCAAAAAAGAGGAAACAAACCCATTACTGATCTTATTAAGCAAATTTGATCTCACACAATTACTTAAAGGTAAAGGCAACCTTCGCAGGTGGTCTTCTAAGAGGACTATAGGGGGCTTGGTTGTAAGCTATGCTCTTTATGCTATGAATGGATCAATAGAGCCTTGGGGTGTCTTATTGTGCTTTATAGGAGTTTTACCACTTTGCTTGTCGTTTTTAGAAAAAGATTGACTATATTAGCATATACTTTCTTGTAGCTACTGCGGTAGCACGTTTTCATTGTTTAAGCCCTTGCCTTCCAGGTGGGGGCTTTTTCTTTGCGACAAAAATACTTACCTAAAAGCTTGTAAAAGGTAATTAATTGTATTATATTGAGGTATAACAATTAAAAAAAAAGAAAAAATGTACAGTTTAGAATGTGATTACTACACCGCAAAGTTTCAATCCTTAAATGATTTGATTGAAAATGTGAAAATGTCAGGAATGGACCCAAGTTACGAAATTACTTATGATGGGGTTGGAATTGGTGAAAATGCTGAGGACTTTTTAGTCGGTTAATAAAGGGGGGTTTACCCCCTTTTTTTTATGTGTAAAAATTAAAATATAAAGAAATAATGAAAAATTACAACCCATGGGAAGCTGCATATACGCACCCAAACTTTGCCCAATACTCGCACGAGGACATTGATGAAATGATGATCTGCGAATTACAAGAAATTTTAGACCAAAACTAATAAATAAAAAAAACAATGGAAAGCGAAAGAACAATAGATGGCTATCGGTTTAAGTATAACCACGAAAATGAATTTTACGAATGTCGAGGAGACGTATGCTACGATGATGAGCACGACGAATGTCCTGAGGAGGGGCTATGGCTAGCGGCATGTAAATTAGCTCGTAGCCTCGGTGAAGGGTGGGAGGAAGCTTACAGCGAAAAAGGTTGGTGCGAAGTTGTTAAATGTAACTAATAAAAAAAAAGAAAAATGAACATTGAAATTGAAGGGCAAAAAATTGTGAAGGTACGCCCACTCACAAAAAATGAAAGGAATGCCGAGGGTTGGAATTATGACGACCACGTTATGTGCATGATACTAGAGAATGGCGTAAAGCTATACCCCTCTAAAGATTACGAAGGGAATGGAGGAGGTGCACTCTTTGGTAAAAAAGGAAAAGATACATTTGCAATATAATGGAAGAGGAACATTTATGCGACTATTGTGGCGCATACGAAGTAGAAAAGGAGGGGCAATTTTGCTCTAAGGATTGTGCAGGTGGCTTCTGGAGTGACATGCATGCCGACAAAGACTAAAAAAAACATAAAACTATGAAAAATTCAATACGAGAAGAGTTAAGCGAGTACATCGATGAGAGGGTTGCAGAAATGAAAAAATACAAAGATTTGCCTACTGATGACGTGGATCTGCACCACGCACTTTTTAACGAAGACTATTACATAATAGGATATTACCAAGCTGAACAATGGCTTTTGAGTCATAAGATGAGCTCTTTTGAAGCTATACAAATAGTGCAAGAGTATGAGAACGAACACTTTGGCGAAGCTAGAATGTATGACAATGCAGAAAAAGTGGTAAACATGCTTGCTTACATCTATGGTGAAGAGTTACTTTATGAGAACAATTAAATTTAAGAAACAATGAATATGAAATTTTTAGAGAGCCGTATTGAAAAAACTACGGAAGATATTAAGTACAAAAATAAGCAGCTTGTTAACCGAAAGGCTAAAGTTGATGCTTTAGAGTCTAGCAAAAAGATCTTGAAGGAGGTTTACGAAGAGGAACTTTCGTGGGTTGTATGGTTAGAGAAAACTATAAACGAGGAGCAGATGATGCTAGAGATATTTTACACAGCAAGAGATCTAAAGGCATGAAAACGACACTACCAAAAGAGCCAATTAAAGATTTCCAGGAATGGCGACAATACATTGCTAAACAAGTTTTGACCCCTGAGGCAAAATTTGAGGCTGACTTTTTGCGAATTTGGGCTAGGTTTAAGCAAGACGTTATTGAGGCTAGAACAAAGAAACAATGAAGATCAACAAACCACAAGAGTATGACAAGAGGGCATTAAAGTGCGATGAGGTCTACAAGACAAAAGCTCAGTTAGAGCGAGAAAACGAAACACTTAAAATTTGGCTTGGCTATATGGAGTATAAGATAAAATACTATGCTTCACAAAAAGTCGAGTTTATTTGCGAAGACTTAGAGTCTGCGATAAAAACCGTCAAAAACGATTTGTTGACAAATAGTAATAGCTTTTAAGCTAATTTATTTGTATTTTTAAGGGTTGGAAGACATTCAACCTATAATTTTTTTTACCTTTAATTTATTTTACACATGGGAGTTTCTAAGATCAAAACAGTTACCAAGACTGAAAACACTTGGCAAGGACAAAGTGGTACTATGTACGATTACGATGTTGTCCTGGAAGACGGCACAGACGGCGTAGCTTCAAGCACAAGTGCTGAAAACACACCTTATGGCGAAGGTGACGAAGTTGAGTACACCAAAACCGAAAACAAATGGGGCGTTAAGCTTCGCATTAAAAAAGCAGGGGGCGATTTTGGAGGAGGAGGCTTTAAGCAAAACCCTGAGACTCAGAAGAGGATAGAAAACAGTTGGGCATTACAAACTGCTGTTCAAATTATGGGTGTATGTGATGAGGGAGTAACCTATACTCAATACCTAAAACAATGCTCGGATCTAGCTAAGACTTTATTGTTACAAAGAGACTCATTAAACTAATGAGTGCTAGAAGTATGGATGCGTACCATGAGATCTTACGCACACTTAACGAAACGGAAGCCAAACTATTTAGCTATTTAGACAGAGGAGAATACAAAGCAGAGGATCTAGCGAGGTGGACTCACATGAACATTATCACAGCTAGAGCTAGACTAAGTGAAATGTTTGACAAGGGCATAATTGCTCAAATACCCACAGGCGAGTATTATGCTACTCACAAAGACGATGTAGAGGATGTACAAGGAGGTAGGCTAGAGGCTAAATTTCAGAAATGGATGAAGCTTGGGCTAAAGCATGATTGGCACTTTCGTTATGATGTATTTATTAAACACGGCAAACCGCCATTACCCGAAGACTATGAGTAGAAAAATACTTAACAATGATCTCAAAAAGCTAATAAAGTCGCTGTACGGATCTCAACTAAATTGCAGTTACAGATTGGGGGTTACTCCCCAGACTGTACATAATTGGCACGAAAAAAACCCTAGAGGGATGCTAAAATTTGCCCCTGAGATCGTTTGCCAATGCGACATAACATGGACTCAATTAGCAGGTGAGGTGTTGATGCGTGAAAATGAACTTTATCTTAAAAAAAATTAATAAACTATTATGAATAAAAAAAAGAAACAGGAAACCCCTGGAACTAAAACAGAAAACATTATTGCTGTAATGACATCAGGAATAAAAAAAGGAGACCTAGTGCAACAGTCCTTTGGATGGGCAGAAGCTGAGGAGGACTCATACAAAGACGAAAATGAGGTGTTTTGCGTAAAGCTCTCAACTAGGCTTGTGAAATTCATGAGCAAAGATCAACCCATACAAGTAAAAAGAAAGAAATAATGAAACACGTGCTATCGTTTAGCTCCTTGAAGGAGTTTGCAAAGAGTCCTGCCCACTTCCTGGAATACAAAAAAGGCAAAAAAACTGAGTCCACTGCTATGAGATTTGGAACAGCCGTACACATGGCCGTTTTAGAGCCCGAAAAGTTTGCAGGGGTTTATGATGTAACAGACCTTAGAAAGAATACTAAGGCTTACAAATTAATGATTGAGGAAAACCCCGACCAAACGTTTATGAATAACTCCGATTGGCGAGGCATAAACAACATTAAGGATGAGGTAAGAAAACACAATTTAGCAAATGAACTTATCTACGGAGCTGATAGGTATGAGGAAGAGATAAAAGGAGACATTAAAGGCGTTCCGTTTAGGGGGTTTATAGATGCTATAGGAACAAATTACCTTGTAGACCTTAAGACCACTCAAAATAGTTCGCCTAAAGAGTTTCAAAGGAGTGCTTACAATTTTCAGTATTACCTACAGGCTGCTATTTATTGTGAGATTACAGGACTAAGTGATTTTTGGATCGTAGCTGCAGAAAGTTCTGCTCCTCACAATGTCGTGCCTTACTTATTAGATAGCAAATATATTGAAAGAGGAAGAGAGGAACTTTATATGCTTATAGAAAAATACAAAAAGTGGATTAGCGATGATAACAATTTGAAAAAAATTGGCTATGACTACGAGCTTGGAGACCAAAGCTTTTTTACATTGAAACCCCCAAAATGGGCGGTGTAGATGAGCAAACAAGAGAGACAATTCAAGGGCATTTGGATCACAGCAGCTATTTGGTTAAACCCAAATATGTCTGCTATCGATAAGATCCTACTTGCAGACATAGATAGTTTTACAGGAAACAAAAAAACCTTCTATAAAAGCAATGAAACTATTGCAAAGGAGCTATTTGTAAGTGTGAAAAGCATAAGCCGATCGGTTAAAAAGTTGAAGGAGTTAGGTTACATTACTGTTTCTGGAAACAAGAGGCAAAGGCTAATTATTGCGAAAGGACAATATGTTTTTGACAAAGGTCAAGATGTCCGAGACATAGGTCAAAATGTCCCGACAGAAAGGTCAAAAAGTCCTACTACTAATACAGTAACTAATACAATTACTAATTCAACTACTAAAGGGGTAACAGAGTTACCTTTTCCAGGAGACAAATTTTTAGAGGCTTGGCTATTGTGGAATAGTGAACGCAAAAAGAAATATACTGACAAAGGTGCTAGGATGGCACTAAATAGGTTAGTTAAATTAAGCGACAACAATGAAGGTGAAGCAATAGAAATTATAGAGTATTGCCTAGCACAAAATTACCAAGGGTTATTCAAAGAGAAAAACAATGACAAAAGAACTAATAAGAAATTCGATACAGATGTCTATACAGACTATCTCAATTCGCTCTAACATATCGCTGTCGGAAGCTTGGGAGTGTGGTACAAATGTGAGATCCGCTTTCAAAAATGAGCCTAAGATGACTCATATTGCTTTAACGGCATTACTAAAGGATGCTATAGACTATCTTGAAATGAACAAAAGCTTTAGGAATGAAGGAGACTACATTGATGCGGTCACATATTTGATTGAACAATTTCCAGTTATGAAGCTAGAGGAATGGAAAGTAATTACCCAAAGATTAAAAGCAGGGTACTATGGTAAGATGTACGAGAGGCTAAAGCTACCTGAGTTAGTCGAAATTTTTCAAAGGCATGAAGGTGAGAGAGCGGAAATGATGGAAAAGAACATAAAGAGAAACAAAGCTGAGGAGTTTCAAAAGGTACACTATAAAGCGACAGATGAACAGAAAGCTATGTGGCGCGAGTTTATTAAAAAGCTAGATCTTCCTGAGGATGATACAGACAACAAAGGGAGGTGGAAGTTTATCGAACACCCAAACACAGCAGAATGAGCATTAAGCTATCTACACGCCTTGTAATACTTTTGCCTAGCATTGTTTTTAAGCTTCCATTAAGTCGAAGAGGATATTTACAATCTAAAAATGAAAGCATTATATGGAGTAAATACAAAAAGGTTTATTCTTTAGGTGTATTACACTGGGAATGTTTAGGCATTGTATGCATGAAACGATATAAAGCCGTAGCAGAAATACCACCTGCAGTTGTTATCAAAGCGAAGTCTACCATTAAAGAGTTTAACATACAAAG